CACTTAAATCTACATCTGCATAAAAACCAGATATTTGCATTTTTCTGACTTCGTTATTGCTCATTGACACAACATGTGTGACTCTTTCTGCAGATAGTAAGTCAGTAGCATTATATGGCACTACTAAATTTTCACTTGGAATAAATTTTGCAACAGCTCTGTTTAAAGAAGCATCATAATAAACTTTTTTAAAAGCGGAACCTGCTAAAGGTAAATGAAATAACAGCTGATCCATTTCAGGATCATATTCTTGCATCACGTTTGTGATTTGATAATTCATAAAATCTTTTACACGCTCTGCTTGTGCTTCTTTATCAATTGTTACCTCACCAACAATGTTTACATCAACTGGTCCTTTTGCTGGTAGCATTTCTCTATATGCGTGTGCTTGAAACTGTGTGACGGATTCTGCTAATAGTGGATGAGTGACACCACTCGCCCCTTGAAAGGGTTGTGAGCGTTCATCGTATTTAAATCCGAGTAGATCTAAACCTTTTGAAAAACCTTCTTCCCAATCTTTTCGTGAATCTTTGTCATCTTCAAACTCACCTAATAATTTATTTGAAATTCTTTGTAGTTCATCTTCTGATACAACTTCTGCTAAGTTAGCATAAAAATCTGTTGAAGGTGCTTCTAGAGGAGGATTAATTAACGCCCCTCCATCTTCTGTCATTTCAATATTTATTTCTGGAGATTCTCCAGGTGTTTCAACAACAACCTCATCTTTTATTTCTATCTCTGCATTTTCTGGTTGTATTTTTTTATCTATGGCCATAACTTCCTTTTATTGTAATTTAGTTAAACATTCTACTTAATTTATTCATGCCTCTTGTAATAAAATCTTTTGTGCTTTCTGTTGCTTCCGCAGCTGTCGTAACACTATCCGTTGCTTTAGCTTTTTCTAAGGCAGAACCTTGCATCATATTAATGCTATTAATTAGAAGATTAATATTGTCTTCTGAGGTTCCTCCAAAGTCTACTTTTTTGTCACCTATTGAGTCTGCTTTTGCAAGCTCTAAGGCTAATCGTATTACTTGACTGTCATTTAAAGGACCACCCTTTTCCTTATACGTTTTAGTCAGCACCTTTTCAATTAACATTAAATTTTCATCAGAAATTTCTCCTTTACCACGAAGATCAGGCATATCAACTGGACCACCTTTTTCAAAATTAGGTATTTTGCTTTTTAATAAGTTTGCCAACATATTCTCACCTTCAACCATTTTTTCTGCTGCGGGTTCCATGATCATTGGATCTATAATATTTTCTTTTCCTTTTATTGCTAAGTCAACAACTTCAGGTGCACCCATGGCTGCTGTACCAAAAGGACCAGCCGCGACTCCTACCGCTTTACCAAAGGTTCCTTTACTAACTAAAGTGACAAGAGCAGTAAGTGCTGCTTTTGCTTTTTTCGTTTGACCTGCTTGAAATAATTTATCTATCTGCGCTAAAGTAAAATCTAAATTTAATTTTTGTTTAGCGCTCATTTTAACTTTATCAGCTAACTCTTGTATTTTTGTATAAATCTTTGATTGTATTTTTGGTTTGTCTACCCCTACAGCTGATGCTTTGGTTTTAAAAACAAAGTCAAAATTCTTATCAAGATATTTATTTTGAAAAGCCATGCTAATAACAGGCTTATTATTTTTAATTGTAATAGCATTTTTATATTTTGGTTTTACTTTAACTTTTCCATCTTTATCAACCGTTACACCTTTATCTAAAATATCTTTACGCATTTGTTCTGCATAACCAGATAAGAAACCTGAATTCTTGATTGTTGCTATTTGACTATCATTTAATCCTTTCAGTGCCGTGGTCCGATATTTTTTCATCGCTTTGTTAAAACCATTAAAGTCATCTTCATAGTCCATGATATTTGGTACATTAACAATGTTTCTTATTTGAGCAGAAGATATTCCTTTTTTCTTAAACATTTCAAAAAGTTCAGGACCCATGGTTCTTTCAACATCTGATCCTTTTAAAATATTAACAATACGTGAGGAAGGTCTTTTTGTTACTGTATCACTTGGCACGTTCAACGCATCCATAACGTCAACCATTGTTTCAGTAGTCGATCCTAATTTTGGTGTCTGCTTTAAATTTTCTACAAGTTGCCCTAATAACGCATCACCGCCATTGCTCATTTGAACAATACCACCATCTTTTTTGACAATCTTTGGTCCAACACCAAATGATTTTAACAATTGAAGAACCTCTGAATCTTTTAAATCTGATATTGTTTGAATAGTTGATTTATCCAAATTATCACGTTTAAAGTATCCATCTGAAATCATTTTGTCCAAAAGTAAGTTTTTCAACGGATTGTCAAATGTTTCTGCCATTAGTAATATTCCCTTTGTTGCGTGATCCGTGGTTCATCCTGATAGTCATCTGGTAAATTAATAAAATTACCTTGACGAAAACGCATTAATGCTTGTGTAGTAGAATCCACTAAATCATCATGCTCACCATAAGGGAAAGCAGCGCATTCTTCAATAACTTCTTCTGCCCATCTTTTATCTGGATAGTACACCTTTCCTGCTTCAAATAAAGGAGCAACGGAGTTAACTCGTACATGCTTATCGTTTCCTTTACTTGGTGTAAAATTCACGACAGGGACTCCTAATTGACGTAATTCGTGAGTTAGGGGGGTGCCACTTGCTTTTGCTTCAATAATGATAGTCTCTGGTTCCCAGTACTTATACTCCTCCAACGCAATTTTTTTTAATTCAGGGAAGTCCCACCTCCCTTTTTTTACATCAAGCAAAATTAGGTGGGGACCCTTAAATGGAGGATAGAAAACTCCCCACGTAGTGATTGCAGAAAAATCGGCTGTTTCTTTTTTACTGAATGCTGTGTCATAACTTTGTATGATGTGTATCAAATCAGGTATATTTTCCTTATCCCACATCTGCCACCATTCACGTTTAATTATAGATCCTTCCTCTGAGGTTGGATTTTGTTGCCATTGTGCTTGCCACTTTGATTCTGATAAAGATGCTTTTACACCCTCTAATTCTTCTAACTTCCAATAGTTCGGCCAGACAGGTGTGTTGCTTGGCATGATTGCAGGAAATTCTATTACCTCCCACTTATCAGCTTTTGGTTCTGATTGTGCGTTTAACAATTTGCCTGTTAAATCTTTCGTGGACCAACGTGTCATAACAATGACGATTGCACCACCTGGCTGTAGACGTTGACGAGGACCAGAGGTGTACCACTCGTAAGCGGAATCCATAGCCGTGTCACTTAATGCGTCTTGCTCGGAATGTGGATCATCGATAATGAGTAAGTCTGCACCACGCCCTGTGATGGCACCGCCGATACCTGCTGCATAATATTCTCCGCCTTTATTTGTTTCCCATCTACCAGCGGCTTTGGAATCTGCTGCAATACGACAATCTTCAAAGACTTGTCTAAAACTTTCTTGATCAACAAGATTCTTCATCTTACGACCAAACCTTACTGCTAGTTCACCTGTGTGTGTTGTTTGTATTACTTTTAATTTTGGATTTTTTCCTACCATCCACGCAGGAAACAAATAGGAGGCAAATTCTGATTTAGTGTGTCGGGGTGGCATATTAACGATCAATCGCTTAATCTTTCCATTGGCAATATCTTCAAACTTCTTTGCTATCTTGCGATGATGATCACCTTCAATAAATTCTGGCCAGACGTGTTTGACAAAGGGGATAAACCTTTTTTCTGCTAGATTTAACTTTCTTAATTGCTCTTCCAATAATTCTGTTTGGAGTTGGACCTCCGTTTTGTTTTCCATAGTGTTGTATGTATCAAACAGGGGGCGTAGTGTAAATTATTTTTACGGGGCCCGATTTAGGGGGGCGGGGGTAAATGTAAAGGGGTTTTTGTTTTTTGGTTTGGTTGTAAGTACCTAGAGCCGCGATCGCGGCTCTAGATTAATTATTTATTTATTATATTCCTTTTTAATTTTTATTGTAAAATCTCTTATTGTCATTGTTGGATTTTCTTTTAGTTCTTTTCCTAGTCCATCAATAATTATAGACGCTTGTTTTAATATATCGTTGGCTCCGTCAATTCCTTGTTTATCTGCTTTAGGATTTGCGAAAACCATTTTTGCCATATTAAGCGTCGCCCACCAGCTCGGGACAATATTAACGGTTCTTGTTTGTTGTTTCATTTTTAATTATCCTTTCTAAAATAATTCTAGTTGTTTTGGGTTTGGTTCGTGGTTCTCGGTACTTGGTTCACGGTCTAAGAAATTAAATGATTTTGTAAGATTATCAAACAAAGCCCGCTTAATAAGTTTTTTATCAACGTAATGTCTAAATTCAAAAAGGTTCTTTTTAATTTCTCTTTTTGTGGTGGTGTAGTTCACAAAGTGATTACTATACTTGGAACTTGAACCAACACTTACATTGACGTTGCAAGTATCTTTAGCACCCCAACTTTTTGAACTGTTATAAATACAAGCTTCAACGTCGTTCCAAATTGCATAAGCTCTACTCATTTTATTTTATCCTTTCTATTAATATGGGATTAATCTTATACATTTAAAACGATTAATCAAACATTTTAAGCAGCTTTTTTATATTGGTTCTTGGTTCATGAACCACGAAACACGGACAAGAAAAGCCGTTTTTGGCTAATTCTAGCGCTTTTCTGCCTTCATATGCTTTTATAAAGGAGTCTTTGCCCCTTTTAACCAAGATAAAAGTGCGAATACCTAGAGAAAATCTCTTTAAATGCCATGAAATTTGAAAGGGGCTAAGATTAATTTTATTTAGTTTTATAAATTTTAATTCTATCCAAATTTCCTTTTTATTATAAATTGCTGTTATATCTGCTGTTCCCTGCCCTATTCTATTTTCTATTCTTTCAAAATAAACTTGGGGCAGGGATTTTTTTAATTGTTGGTAAAATTTACTTTCACTCACTTTGTAATTTTAAAATTTTCTTTTTCTTGATTTGCAAGCGCAATCATTTTTTCAACTGATTTATCATGAATACGAATATTAAAATCAAAAGGCAAAACGTCTTTTCCTTCGTCAAAATCTTTAACGAAATTATTAACTTTTTGCTGGTCTTCATTTAATATATAACCGTCAAAAGTAGTTTGATAAACACTAGGTTTGTTATCGGTTAATCGAAGATTATAACTATGACCTGCGTCAACAATATGGGGTAATAAATCTAAATGAAATAAATTACTTAATTTTTCGTCAATAGCTTGTGCTACTGCGCAACCTGTACTGCACTCAGGTATACCGTCTTCAATATGTTTTTCCTCAACTTGTATTTTATAAATAGTCATTTTTATTTATCCTTTCTTATTTCTATTAATTCCTGCTCTAGTATTCTTTCAGGTTTGTAAATGTCCTTAATTTTAATAACTGGTTTAAAATTTATCTCTTCAATGTCATTACCATATAATTTTATGGCTTTTTTCAATTGTTGAGCATCTAATTGTATTTTAAATTTAAGTTTTTTTAATTTTTCAACGTAGCTATTTAAATTAAAATCATCAGAGCAATTATTAATTTCAATGTTTATTAAATCCCTTAACAAACATTTTTCTTTTGTACTAAAATTTAAATTCATTTTATTTTATCCTTTCTATTTATATGGGATATTATATGAAAAGTTATACAATTGAAAGGTTTTTATTAGTATAAAAGTCAGCTATTTGCCTAAAAATTGCAAAATCGGTGGTATCTCTTTTAATACTATTAACTCTATATGAAACAATCATAGTATTTTCAGGTGTATATCCTTTTAAATTATTAATTCTATCAATTGTAGGATTAAAATTTTTATTTTCAATTCCAAATAAAAAAGGTTTTTTAGTGACAGGACATTTATTATCTTTTGGAAATTTTGATTTAATTATTTCTTTTGTAAGTGTGAATTCCATATTTTTTTCTTTAGCTCTTCTTTTTGCTAAATGAAACAATCTATTAAATGGATTTTTAGCGTGTAATTGAGCATTATATTTTACATCGCAAGCCCTACAATGCCATTTATGAGTATTGCCTTCTAAATCTATCCATCCGCCTTTTTTGTTGCCAAATTCAGTATAAACCTTTTTAATATTACACATAGTGCAAGTTAAAGAGTCTGAAGGTTCTCTATAATTTTTTCTAACTTTCATTTTATTTTATCCTTTCTATTTCACGTGAAAGACTACCCCATATTAATGGGATAGTCAAAATAAAAATAAAGTTATTGTTTAGTTAATTGTAATGCTTGCTCTCTTCTAAAAGGTATTCCAAAACTACCTTTCATTATTTCGTCTAATCTTGCGTTCATACCCTCACTAGAGCCCTCCTCATAGAGTACATCATTCATACAGCTTTCAACGTGCTCTAATTTATTTATTTCTTTAAATTCCTGCATAGTTTTACATTTATCCGTTGTTATCTGCTCAACTATGTATTCGAAACAATCGTCAATTTGGCTTTCAGAAATAACCTTATCATGATTCGCTCTAGGAATATCATATTTATTTGCGCCATTTTTTAGTAAGATTTTGCATAACTTTTTACTCTCTGAAAGTTGTTGCTCTTTTAACTTTCTTTTTGCCTTAATATAATCTTGCTCAAGTTTTAAAAATTGACTTTCAAAATTTTCAACGGTTTTTTTCCATTTATCAATTTTCAATGTTTGATTAAGTTTTTTTGAGATTTGTTGTTTAACAATATCTTTTTTTTCAGATAATTTTAAATCTATTATTCTTTTTAATGGATTTATTAAATCTCTAATTTTTTGTCTGTAATGGTCAATTTGATAAACTTTTAATTGTGCCATAGTATTTTATCCTTTCTTATAAAAGGGGCTAGGCGTGGGAATTGCCCTACTTTGCCACTAACCCCTTTTGGTTTACGTTATTTAATTATTAAATAACATAATATCCCATAAAACTAAGATATAAATTTGTCAAGCATATTTTTTGTTATTTTTTCAATATCAATATTTTTATTATGTTTAAAAGCTGTACCAAGATACAAAGTGTATTTATTTACTTTGCTTGGTTTAATTCTTTTCCTTATTTCAAATTCATTTAAGCAAGCCAATTCATTTCTAATTTTAGTTAAAAATAAATGATAGGGATTTTTACTTATCCAATACTTGCCGCTAAAATACTCATCACTTTTATATGCGTTTTTCATTTTCCTATATCCCCCGCTACATGATGTCTAATAAAAGTACCATAAGGCAACGTCTTAACCCACGCTGTTAATTTTTCATGGTCTGATCTATCTTGTTTTCTTTTTGTTGTATCTTGCCAAGCAAATCTAGTAAACCCTTGTCCTGCATAACAACCGCCTTTTTCTTTTTTGCCGACTTTTGTTTTTTGAGAACCATGCGCAACAAATTTAATAATATAATCTCTATTCATTCTTGCACATAATGGCTTACCTGAACCACAATTTTGGCACTTTATTTTTTCATTATATTCAGCAGGGCAACGCACAAATCTAACACCTTGTATATTATCAACTTTATCGGTCATAGTTTCAGGCGCTGTATAAACTGTATCTCTTTTATCATTAAAACTATTTAATGCTTGAATAAGTGTATCAGCACTATAATTTATTACAGTTTTATTTTTTTTATTTCTTGGTAATTTTTTAAAATCAAAATGACTATAAGTCCATGATAAACCATTTTTAACAACCGCATTTAAAAGAGCTGTTAAATATTTTTTATCAATACCTTTTGCCGATTCTTTTGTATTTGGATTTAATGCACAACTTTTAGGACAAGAACCATACATTGTAGCGCCTGATCTATACGTCGTGGCAATATTGCCAGTTTTTCTATTTGTTGAACTATTTATTAATTTTAACATAACTATCCTTTCTTGGGGGTTATATACAAGGATAAAAAGATATAACCCTTGAATCCCATATAATACTATAATTATAAAAATCAATACTTGAATTATAATTTATTATAGATATATGGGATAGTGTAAGAAAGGAATAAAATGAAAACAGAAATGTATAAAAACTATGAAATAAAAATATGGGAACAAAAACCTAATGTATCATATGAATTTGCTTATACTAGTAATTGTCCTAACGTTGATAATATAAAAGGGAGTCATGGTTATGAGGTTTTTAATCCAAAAGGAAAAAGTATTTATAAGGATACTTGGGATATGTGGGATGAGCAGGCGTGTATAGATAACGCCTGTCAAGAAATAGATGCGGATTTGGAGGAGGATAAAAGTGAATAAACAAGAAAGAGAAAAATTTTTAGAAAACTGTTATGAGAGAGCTTTTGTTATCTACAGTTATGACAAAAATTTACACATAGCACATTTAAAAAATTCTAATATGCCATTAAAAGATTTTTTAAAATCATACAAAGTTAAGATGAGAGAATTAACTGATGAGGAGGTAATATATACACCATGATATTTTTAATTAGACCTGATTTATATGAATATACTCCATTACCTATGACAGATGATTTATTTTGGCGTAGGGTGGAAAATTTGAGGCGCGCGGCGTTGCTTGCTGAAAACTTTGAATTTAGATTAATGTTTTACAATCAAATGTTAGAATTAATGAAGGAAGCACCTTAATGCTTTTATTTTTATTTTTTAATTGTCTTGGGTGGATTATTTTAATTGTTTATGTTCTGATTCAACTGAATCGATAACTTCATACTCTGCATTGACAATATTATTATCCCGTATCTCTTTTAACTTTGACTCTAATTCTTTTCTAGTCATGTTATCTAGAGATGCGGTCACAACTTCTTTACGATCAATATAAAAACCACCCAATTGACCTCTTCTAAACTCTGCAACAACAGCAGGGC